TTAACTGCTTGTGTGGCATTACCCACACTCATAAAGTTTTTAACTGTTAGTGTTTTTAGTTTGAACAATTATAAATCTCTGTAAATTTCTAGTAATAGTTTAGGATCGTAATGATCACTTTCTATTGATGTTAACTGATTTGTCACTATTGTGTCAACTGATTCGAACTTCAACTCCCCAGGTTCTGCCACCGATTCCATAATATCTTTTTTAACTGGTATCAGTGTAAGTTCTCTAAGATTATACTTGCCTACAAATGTTTCACGAATAAAACTTGCTTCTTCATATGATATATCAATATTCAAGTTTACACGAATGTGCATTTTTTCTTTTAATAATTCATCAGGATTGTTTAACATTTCATCTAAGTTGTAAACACGATATCTAGGCTGTTGAGGCCAAGAATGATACACAGGATCTTTACCCCATTCAATAATGGTCATACCTCTGTCATCATCACCTGCGTCAGCATAGTTGTGAGGAAAGCAATTACCAGTATAGATAATGTTGTTATGGCTTTGACGTTTATGGAAGTGTCCTGTATAAACCTGTTCTAAGCCACGAAAGTCTTCACGCTGTATCTCGCCTGTGTCAGGCATCTGCACCATAGCATTCATAAAGAAGTGAGGTAACTCTAGATGTCCAAACGCATAACGTCCTTCCATCTTTTTAACTTTCTTTGCTTCGTCACCTACTAGCCAAGGTATAAACTGTACATCACCTTCAGAATAAAAGTCATTCATAATGTGTACGTTTTTGATATGTTTAGCCCATGACGCTGACTGTATGTCGCGTTTGTCTCTGTAGTATAAGTCGTGATTACCTGGAATGAAGAACACACGATCAAAAGCATCGCCTAATAATTCTAATGCTGTAAGACTATAGTTTAATGTAACAATGTTGATTGCCGCACGGTTGTTGTGCCAATCACCCATCATGATACAGGTTTCGCAACCTTCTGCCTTGGCTTTTTCAATAAACCATTTTACAAAATTTAAACAGTCTTCGTTGTGTGTAGTTGAATTGGATTTTAATCCAAAATGTATATCTGTAAGGACAGCCGCCTTTTTAAATAAATTACTCATACCTTCCTTGAATGAATAAAACTAATACAGACTAGTTTACAGGACTAGTCTGCTGTTGTCTACTTTTTTGGCTTGATAGTTGTTACTTTGCCTGGACCTTGTGGATCTGAGTCAGTAACACCTTCGTTCTGTCTTGTCCAACTTGGATTAAGTCCATTCATTTCTAAGATATCATCTCTAATGCTTTGATTTTTCTTTTCAATGTTAAGCACACGAGTAAATGAATTGGTAATGGCCGCAGTGTAATAAGCAAATGGATTGTCTGATTTTGACTCATCAAACTGTAGACCAATTTGTGATAGTTGAAGTAGCGCCTGTCCACGCATTTCTTCGTTGTAGGTATAACCACGCCAGTTACTACGTGTAGCATAACGCTCACATAGTTTAATAAACATGTTGGCTAACTTCATAGTCATTTCACCGTGGTCTTTTGAAAACTTACCTGTTTCCAAATCACCTTTCCAATGACTTTTACCAACTAAGTATGGATTACCCTCTTCGTCAACTTTGTAGTGTTGAAATGGCGGAAAGTTAACTTTGGCATGTACTTGATCGTCAATACCATAGTCCTCTTGATCTCTTGCTTCGTCAATGTCGTCAAACATTTCTTCAATCTTAGCACGTTTCTTTAACTGTGCTTTAGTAGGCTTTTTATCCACCATTGGGATATGATCCCAAGTCATAACACGGAATACTAATTCAGTATCTGCTACGTCTTTAGGTTCTAGAATAACACCGTCAATCTTTTTAGCACGAGCAATTTTATTAGCACGAGCTTCTTTAATGCGTGTTTTATTAATCTTACTAACACTATCTACAATAATATCAAAATCTGAATCTGTTTCTTTGTTTAGATATTTGCAGTATGTTTTTTTACTTTTGTGTATTTCTGCGAGAATGTCTCTGTTGTTAAGATAGTTGACTCTACGTCCACCTCTCATAATTTTTTGTTCTGCCACAGTTGCTATCTCCATATAAGTTACTATTAATTATACATGTAAAACAACCCCTGTCAACCTTTTTTGGTTTAGCTATTATATTGGGTTATTATTATTTAAATAAATAGTATGTATAAAGAGGAATAAGAATGGCACAAGATCCAATTAATAATAGAAAGTTAGTTACTCCAGCAATACAAGTAGGTGTAGAACAAGACTTACCTACTAACCAACCTGCGGGTACAAGTTTTACTGCTGAAGAATACTCAATGTTGCGTAATGAGTCACAACTAGCACCTAACTTTCAGGTAGACAGAGGTCTAGGACAGGGCAGTAATAATGTAAATTATAATAGTCCTGCCCCTCAGAACGCACCTAACTTTGCTCCTATCGAAACTAACGATTCGGCTATTACCTATACCGGTGCTACTCCTCAACCAGATTTTACAGGTGTTGGTACAGGCAGTCAAGTACCAGGTGAACGTGCCATTACTGGTCCTGGAGAACAGATAGGTCCTCAATTTGGATCAGGCGAAACCAGAGGCACAGGAACAATTGGTGGTGATGCCGCTATCACAGAAGGCGATCAAATTGGACCAAATTTTAGTAACCCAACAGGCACAGGCCCAGAAACACCTGGCGGTGGTGGATATGTTCCTCAAGATGTACAAAAAATTGAAACTGGTCCAGTTACAGTATCAGCCAAGGCTGGAACAGAAGATTGGCGTTTAAGAATTGGTCTTATGCCAGGCAGTGATGTATTATACAGAGACGGAAATGCTTACAGTATATTATCGCCATTATTAAAAACAGATGGTGTTGTATTTCCATATACACCAAACGTAATGGTTAACTATCGTGCTAACTATGACAAAATATCACCAACACATTCAAACTATCCAACATACTTCTATCAAAGTTCAGAAGTAAGTGATGTACAGATTAATGCTACATTTACAGCACAATCAACAGACGAAGCAGACTATATGATGGCTATGATACACTTCTTCCGTTCAGCAACTAAAATGTTTTACGGACAAGATGCTAACAAAGGAACGCCGCCACCATTAGTCAGTGTAACAGGTCTTGGGCCTAATCAGTTTAACTTTCACAAAGCGGTAGTAAGCCAATTTAACTATTCTTTACCAGATAATGTTGACTACATTAGAACATCAGAAGGCGGAGTAGGAAGTATCAAAGCTCAGTCAACTAGAGCAAATTTAAGTGGTGGATCGGGTAACTTTGGTATATTTGGTATTGCTAGTCGTATTGGTAGATTATTTGGCATTGGTGCTGACGTTGGTGCTGAACAGCAATTTCAAGCGGCCAACGAAGGAACTAATTTGGCTAGAGCAGGATCAACATACGTTCCAACTAAAATTGAAGTTAGTTTAATTCTATTACCAGTAGTAACAAGAGCAGAACAAAGTAAACAGTTTAGTCTTAAAAATTATGCCGACGGTGCTGGACTATCAACAAGAGGACAATGGTAATGGCTACAAAATACACACAGACATCACCTTATTTTGAAACAGCAAAAACTGCAGGCTATCTAGATATAATGAAAGATAGACCTATACCTAAACAGGTAGATGATCAGGTTATTGAAATTAATCAAACATATCAACATCGACCAGATTTATTAGCCAATGACTTGTATGGTGATCCTGGTCTATGGTGGGTATTTGCACAGCGTAATCCAAACTCAATTAAAGATCCAATCTGGGATTTTAAAGTCGGATTAAAAATTTACTTACCTAAACAATCAACACTTAAACAAGCACTAGGAATCTAGTATGCCTACAATAACTGAAGTATTACAGAGGCAGTCAGGAGCAATACAGGGCATGGATCGTGCCAATGCTGATGCACAGACTCGTTTAAGTAATTCAAATTCAAGTAAGCAACAATTATATGATGCAAAAAATGATGTGCGTATTGCTAGTCAAGAAGGTGCCAATGCTAGATACGAAGCCACTGTTTACAAAAGCCAAAACCCTAGCGAATATGACGGGCAAATAACAACTAATAACGAATTAATACAACAAAGACGACAACAAAGTTTTCAAACAGTTAATCAGATTAATCAACAGATAGGTCCAGACTTTACTCCAGTAGTTGAACAAGACGGAGTAGGTGGAACCACTGCTGTTACAGGAACAGATGAAAACACAGCACCTGACTTTACACCTGTTAGAGGCGAAACACAAGGCGCCACATCATCGGGTGCAATAGTAGACAATGATGCACAGGCACGTGCTGATGGGGCAGGAACACAAACACCTTATCCAAGTCATTTAACAAACTCAGCAGGAGAGCCTGTTGTTCAGTCAAACGCAGATCGTATTCCAACATCACCATACGGAACATTTGCTGATGCGCCTGTAACTCCGGACATATTAATTGGCCAACCTGTATCTGCAGATGACGCACAAGATATACAAGATAACACTTTTATAACATCAGCTAACGGTGGAATAAAAACAGCATCAGCATTCTACGAGAATTTTAATGCTTCAGAAAATCCAACAAACAAGTACGCACAGTTAACTTATAATATTGAATTATATCTACAGACACCAGAACAGTATAAACAATTATTAGTCACACAAAATAAAACAACACAAGGTCTCAAAAAGATATTACAGAGTGGTGGTAATTCTGCTAATGAAGATGTTATATTTCCGGACCTGTATATAGATGATCTAGAAGTACAAGGACTATTTGCTGAAGCAAATTCTAGTCCACATAATGTTACAAGAATGAACTTTAACATCATCGAGCCAATGGGCTACACGTTTTTTAAAAAACTAAAAGAACTATGTGCGTCAGCAGGAATGAAAGAGTTTTCAAAACAACATTATCTCTTGGTCATTAGATATAAAGGGTTTGATGAAAACGGTAAACAATTGAGCGAAGCAGATGATGATAGATTAAGTAAATTTATTCCATTTGTGTTTTCAAATATTAGAACAAGAGTTGCTACAGGTGCTATCACTTATGAATGCCAAGCTGTGGCAATTAATCACGAAGTAGCACTGAGTTCAAAACGTGCTACCATTCCTTTTAATGTTGAACTACTAGGACAAACTCTAGGTGATCTATTTAATGCTACTAGTAATGTTGAACAACTGCCAGCAACGTCTACTAGTCAAACTACAGCAACATCACCATGGGGTACAACTGAAACAACAGTTACTCCTGGTATACTTAAAAGCCAAGCTGGTACAACTCAGCAAAACAAAGGTATTGTAGAAGAGCTAAATGAACAGCAGAAAAAGTTGGCTAGAGAACAAGGCTACAAATATGCTGACAAATATAAAGTTACATTTAAAGGTGACATAGGAAAACAAAAAATTATTTCCAGTGAAGCACTGTTAACAGTTAAAAAATCTAAACCTATGTCTGCGTCGGCACAGGCCGCGGCCAATAGTATTTTAAATAGTACAAGTTATGATAAGTCAAGACAGATTTATGCTGTGCCAGCTGGTCAACAGATACATCAGTTTCTTGACATCATGATTAGGTCTAGCGAATATATTTCAAAACAGCAAACACATATCATTGATCCAAAAACAAAAAAAGTAAAACCTAATCCGTCACAGAATAAGTTCTTACAATGGTATCACATTGGTGTTAGAGTTCTTCCTATTGCCTGGGACGACAAGCGTGGTGACTATGCCTACGAAATAGAATATATTATATCACCTAAACAGATAGCAGATACTTACTCTCCATTTTTTCCTAAAGCCCCATTTAGAGGAGTACACAAAAGTTATAGCTATTGGTTTACTGGAGAAAACACAGAAGTACTTAACTACGAACAAGATCTAAATACAACATTTTTTGTTGCCATGGATGGTAGAATACCACAAGAAGATCAAGAATCAACAGAAGACAGTCAACGTATTACATCTAAAGCATACGTTAATAAGTCTGGAGCCAGTGGACTAGGACAACCAGGAGACACTGCTAGTCCTGCAGAACAGGCCGCTGATGTGATTTATTCAACTGTAGACTTTGCTACGTTTAATATGGATATCATTGGTGATCCAGACTATGTTCAACAGAATGATGTACTATACACCAGTGGTGATACATTTGAACCGTTTATGCCAGATGGCTCAATTAATTATGACAGCCAAGAAGTTTTAGTCGAAGTTAAATTTAGAACCATGGAAGATTATAAAGAAGATGGCAGTGCTGATCTCAAAGATCCACTATTCACTGACGGTACTAAAACAGCCAAAGGATTAATTTACAAACTTACACATGTTACTAGTAATTTTAAAAAAGGTGTAATGACACAGAGTCTACGAGGAATACTAAGAGAATTTCCTGAAACAGCAACTCAAGAACCTGTTCAGAGAGAACAAGAAGAACAACCATTTGTAGGACCTACTAGAGGCGGTATGAACATGCCTGGATACAAAGCAGTTACCTATGGTGCTAACAATTATGCTCCAGACTTTACTCCGGTAAGTGTTAAAGGAAATAAAGTTCCGGGTGATGCGGCAATAACGTCTGACTCGGACATAGCACCTAACTTCACACCAATTAGCACAGCACAAAACGGACAAGGTCAATATGACACAGCAGGACCTATAGGACCTAACCTGGGACAAGTAAATGACAATGGTAACTCAGTACCAGGCCAACGAGCAGTATCAAATAACCAAACAGCACCTAACTTTTTACCAGTCAGGGGTGAAACACAAGGTAATTAATAAAGTATGGCAGAGAATCACATAAGAGGAAGAGGAACCCCTAAGGGTTATAAATTTGGTGCAGGTAATCAGATACCTGCGGAATCGGGTCCTTATATAGGCATTGTTAAAAATAACATTGATCCTACACGTGCGGCTAGACTACAAGTTTATATTGAACAGTTTGCTGGACCTGATGAAAAAGATGAATCAAACTGGAGAACTGTAAGTTATCTTCCACCTTTCTTTGGCTCAACAGAACATTCTGGTTCAGCAGTAGGATCAGGAAACTTTGTAGGCAATAAACACAGTTACGGTATGTGGTTTACACCACCAGACATTGGCACCAAAGTATTGTGTTTCTTTGTAGCAGGTGACCCAAACAACGGTTACTATGTAGGATGTATTCCTGAAGACAGTTTAAATCACATGGTACCTGCTATTGGTTCAGCAAAAGAATACGAAGTAGGCTCAGAAGGTAAATCATTTGTGTCAGGTGCTAGTCAAGTTCCTGTAACAGAAATTAACAATGAAGATCCTACAATCAACGAAAACCCACAGTTCTTTAAACAACCTAAACCTGTACACAATGTTGTAGCAGGTACACTGTTTGGACAAGGTCTATTAAAAGACAATATACGTGGTCCTATTACTTCAACAGCACAGCGTGAATCACCTAGTAACGTGTTTGGATTCTCAACTCCAGGTAAACCTATATACTCAGGTGTTAAAGGTGTTGAACAAACAGAAATTAGATCAAAACTACAGAGTGGTGAACTCAAACCTGAGGATGTTAAAGTTGTAGGTCGTAATGGCGGTCATTCGATTGTGCTTGATGATGGTGATATTGAAGGTAAAGATCAACTAGTAAGAATTAGAACTGCTAAAGGTCATCAGATTATTATGAGTGATGACGGTAACTGTTTTCACATTATTCACGCCAACGGACAGACATGGTTAGAGTTCGGTCAAGAAGGAACTGTTGATGTATTTGCTACAAACTCAGTTAACGTAAGAACACAGGGTACTATTAACCTACACGCAGACAAAGACATTAACATGTATGCTGGCGGACACATATCAACATATTCAGAACTATCAACTAGAATGGAAGCCAAAACAGATTGGGCGGCTACAGGTATTGCGTCTGCTACAATGTACAGTAAACAATTTGTTGGATTACGCAGTGATAACACTGTGGCCACAGACGCAGGTAAACTATCAAGCATTAGTGGCGGAGATAGATTAGATGCCAAGGCTGGTACAATTAATCTTAACAATGGCGGTGGGGTTCCTGTATCAGCTAATCAGTTGCTTAAGAAAAACAAAGTTAGTGACACAAAACTAGGTGCTAACGGTTGGGAAGTAGAGTATGGAGAACTAGAAACTATTGCTACTAGAGTACCAAGTCACGAGCCATGGCCATTCCATAACCTAGGTGTTGAAAATTCTGTACAGTTAGGTAAAACAGCAACGTCAACACTAAGTCCTGCATTGGCAAGTAAAGCATCAAATATTGCTGGTAAGTTACCTACTAACGAAATTACATCCAGTGACTTTGCTAAACAGATACCTGCAACAAAATCTATCGGTAGTTTAGATCAAGATCAAGTTACAGGCTTAATAGCACAACGTGCTAACGATGTTGGTCAAAACTTTACTGATGTATCTGTAGACAAAGGTATTGGCAAGTATGGTATTTCACCAGAACAATTAGAATCATCAGGATACTTGAAACCAGGAACAGTCAGCAAATATATTAAAGATCCTGCATCAACAGTTACAGACGGCTTTGGTAATCAATCTACACAGTTAGAGTCAGTGCTTAAAAATCCAAATGTGTGGACTGGCAAAGGCAGTGCTAATAACTTAACTGGATTCCTAAATGATAAGAATGCACAAACACTGGCACAGCAAGATATTTTATCAAATAATTTAAGTTCATTAAAAGCCAAGGGTGTAGTAACAGGCACAGAGTCTGCAGAAGACTTAGGTGGAATATTAAATGCAAGTTCAGCATATGGTGCCGACAATGTTGCTGATTGGGCAAAAGGCACAGGTGGCAATGCTATGATTAATAACGGTATTGAACAAACTGCACGTAACGGCAAATATTCGGTTAATATGGTTGATACAAAATTAACAAGTTTAAACAAGAGTTATAGTAATCCGGGTGCTTATGCAGGTACTACAGACAGAGAAACACTAGACAATAATGTTAGTCAAATTATTAGTGACCAACGTGCAATACCCCCAAAACATACAAGATAAATAATACACTATGGCAAGATTCTACGGATACAGTTCAATTGATAGAAACAAAAAGTTTCGCTTGGAAGACTTTGAATTAGTTAAAAGAGACTTACTAAACAATCTTTTAATTAGACAAGGTACTATACCAGGAAGACCAAATGTTGGTACTTCTCTGTGGGACTATCTATATGAAGTAATTGACGACGCAACGTTAAATCAACTTGATAACGAAATGCGTAAATCTATAGAGCGTGACCCAAGAGTTAAAGTTGAAAATATATTATTCTATACACAAAACAATGGTTTACTCTGTGAAATTTCAGTTAAGACTGTAATGTCAAGCGAAGCACAGATGCTTAAACTATTCCTCAATACAGAAAACCTCACAGCCAACTACGTATAATATACCCACTTAATTAAAGTGATAAATACTTATAACAAAAGGATTATAGGTATTCTATGGCTAAGACTACAAGACAAACCGCTATTTTTGGGGCGGAAGATTGGAAGAAGTTATACCGCACTTACAAAGAGGCTGACTTCCAAAGTTACGACTTTGAAACTCTACGTAAGTCAATGGTTGACTACTTACGTCTGTACTATCCAGAAACATTTAACGATTATACAGAATCAAGTGAATTTATTGCACTGCTAGACTTAATGGCATTTATGGGCCAAGGTCTTGCTTTCCGTAACGACTTAAACACCAGAGAAAACTTTTTAGATACAGCAGAGCGTAGAGACTCTGTAGTTAAACTTGCTAAACTTGTAGGGTATCAACCTAAACGAAATCTTAACAGCCATGGATTCTTAAAAGTCACAGCAGTTCAAACAACAGAATCAGTCTTAGATTACAACAACTTTAATCTATCAGGTATTACAGTTAACTGGAATTCAGTAACTAATCCAGATTGGTTAGAACAGTTCAACGCAATTATGAATGCGGCAATGATTGACAGTCAGCGTTTTGGTCGTCCTGCTAATTCAAAACAAATACTTGGTGTTAACACAGACGAATATCAGATTAATACAACGCCAAACACTATGCCTATTGCTAGTTTCCAAAGTGACGTTGACGGAGTGTCGATGGATTTTGAAATTGTGTCAGGCACATCAGTAGATAAAACTTATATATACGAACAAAGTCCACAGCCAGGTGGAGCATTTAATATACTTTATAAAAATGACAAATTAGGATACGGTTCAGAAAACACCGGCTTTTTCTTTATGTTCAAACAAGGAACATTAACAAACCAAGACTTTACTCTAGTAGATCGTATATCCAACAGAACAGTTAATATTAATGTTGAAGGAGTCAACAACAATGACGTTTGGTTATTTGAGCTGAACCAACAAGGAAATACATTAACAGAATGGAGAGAGGTTGATAACATTTTTGCTATTGATAAAACCGGTGGTACAGGAGAGCGTGAAGTTTACCAAACTAACTCAAGAACAAATGATCAAATACAATTACAATTTGGCGATGGTACATTCTCTAAAATACCATTAGGGGATTATAGAAGTTATGTAAGAACATCAAACGGGTTAGAATATATTATTAATCCTGAAGAAATTCAAAATGTCGAAGTACCTATTAATTATGTAAGCCGTAACGGTAGAACAGAAACATTAACGTTGACAGTATCATTACAAAGCCCTGTTTCAAATTCTAAAGCAAGAGAATCTATTAATGAAATTAAAGAAAGAGCGCCAGCGACATTTTACACACAGAACAGAATGGTCAACGGTGAAGACTATAACAACTTCCCATTTACTAGATTTACAAGTATTTTAAAATCAAAAGCACTGTCTAGAACAGGTGTTGGCATTAACAGACAGTTAGACTTGCTAGACCCAACAGGTAAGTACTCATCAACTACGTCTTTTGCTAGTGATGGCATGTTGTACAGATCATTTACAGATCCTACAAAAACATTTAGTTTTGTAGACACAAATGATATTGCTGATGTTATTCAGAATACAGTAGAACCAATTCTTAAGTCTAGAGGATTTAAACATTTCTACTATGACAAATATGAACGTATTAGTTTATCAGGAATTTCTTGGAATCAATCAACTGCTATTGTTAATCAAACAACAGGCTACTTTAAAGATGATGTGTCGGGTGGAGCAACACCAATTAATTTAACATCAAATAATACAAAATATATTGAGGAAGGTGCTCTAGTTAAGTTTGTACCACCAACCAATCAATATTTTGATGCTAATAATAGACTACAGTCAGGAGTACCAACTAAACCAAATGAGAGATTAGAGATATGGGCAACAGTTACTGATCTATATCTTGATGGTACTAATTTTGGTAAAGGCAACTTAGCAGATGGATCTGGTCCTGTAACATTTAATGAATACCTACCTACAGGATGTGTACCAGTTGAAGTTATTCCTAAGTTCACTACAGATTTAACAGTGGCATTTGAAAATCAAATGATTGATCAAATTGAAGTATATCGAGACTTTGGTATTGGATACGATGAAGAAGCTGGAGAATGGTATATTATTTCAACAGATAACATTGATGAAAACGCAGAATACAACACTAACTATGCTAAAAATAAAGACGGATTAAATCGTGACGCATCATGGTTAATACAATTTACTACAGATGGTGAGATTTATACAATCAAATACCGTGACCTAAGTTACTTCTTTGCATCAGTATTGGAAAATAGATTTATTTTTGATTCAAATGCAAAAGTGTATGATCCTAAAACAGGTAAAACAGTCAATGACAATGTTGTAGTATTAAAAACAAATACTAAGCCAGACGCAAACGAAAGTTTAACAAGTGACATTAGACTAGATATTATTGGACAAGAAGTTGAAACAGACGGATTTGTAGATAACTTTAAAGTATTAGTAAGTTTCTCAGATAAAGATTCAGACGGGATTGCTGACAATCCAGATATCTTTAAAGACATAGTAGCACCAACAGTGAGTCCAAATACAAAATATGTATTCTTTGAGCGACAAACAGACTTTGACAACTTAGAAAGATGGGTGCCAATTGCTAGTGGTACTATCAATATGATGTATGCTGACCTAAAAAGTATTGAGCTTAAGAAAAAAGAATATCTGCAAGGTCAAGTATTCTATGCTTATACAGATAAGAAATTTTATCAATTATCAATTACAGGCAGTGAGTTTACGATTACCGAAACTAAGGATTATCGCGTGTCAGTGGGTAGACAGGATATGTTCTTTAGATACATACACAATTCACCAAACACACGCAGAATTGATCCAGCACTGACAAATATTATTGATCTATACCTTGTAACTAACACATACTATTCAACATATTTAAGCTGGATTAAAGACTCAACTGGTAAAGTTACTAAACCAAACCAACCCACCATTGATGAATTAACATTGGCTTATAACTCATTGGAAGATTATAAAATGGCCAGTGATGGTCTAATTCTAAACTCTGTGACATTTAAACCATTATTTGGTGAAAAAGCAAGTTTAGAATTACAAGGTAAAATTAAAGTTATTAGACAAAGCGGAGTAGTAGTGTCAACAGGCGAAATTAAATCACGTGTTGTACAAGCAATGAACGAATACTTTACTATTGATAAATGGGACTTTGGTGATACATTTTACTTCTCTGAATTATCAGCATACCTGCACGAAGAACTAGGTGATATTGTTAGTTCAGTAGTTATTGTACCAACAGACCCAACTAAAACATTTGGTGATTTATACGAAGTTCGTTGTGCACCGAACGAAATTTTTGTTAACGCGGCCACAGTTAATGACATTGAAGTTATAGATGCATTAACAGCAGGCGCTCTTAAAAAGAACTAGGATAAAGAATGGCAAGATTTACTAGAACATTAGACCTATTACCTGAAATATTTCAAACAGAAACCAATCAGAAGTTTCTAAATGCCACTCTTGATCAAATTGTACAGCGTCCCCAACTAAGACGTGTTGAGGGATATGTTGGTCGTAGAACTGGATTAGGTGTCAAAGGTCTTGATAGTTATATATTAGAACAAGACCAAGAACGGGCATCATATCAATTAGAGCCAGCAGTTACATATAAAAAGAAAGACTCATCTGAAACTAAAGACTTTTTAACATATCCAGGCATAGTGGATGCTCTACAGGTAGCAGGTGCTAATGTTAATAGACATGATAGATTATTTGATTCAGAATACTATTCATGGGATCCGTTTGTAGACTACGATAAATTTGTTAACTTCTCACAATATTATTGGCTACCACAAGGTCCTGACTCGGTTGATGTAGGTGCTACTGAAATATCTACTAGTGACGAATATGATGTTACTAGAAATGAATTTGACTATAATCTTAGTGGTGTAGAAGGAACAAACCCAACTATCACAGTTGTTCGAGGCGGCAATTATAAATTTAATGTAGAACAAACAGGTAATCCATTTTGGATTCAAACAAACCCAGGCGCAAATGGTCTTGTTCCAGGTCAGCCAAACCAATCAAGCCGCGAAGTACTAGGTGTTACTAACAACGGTGAGGACAATGGTGTTATTCAATTTAATGTTCCACTAGATACTGAACAAAACTTTTTCTTAAACATGGACACTGTGGCTAAAGTTGATTTAGTTACAGAGTTAAGATTTGATGAAGTTAACAATCAACAGGTAAGACCATTCTTAGACAAGTATGATGGTATTGATGAAGTTACTGATCTACGTAACAGAACAATTATCTTTACTAATAGAAACCCAGGTGACGGTGAAGACTCAGGTTGGAAAAGAGATGACTTATTTGACACTGCACCATATGATGATAATGATACACCTTTTGCTGAATCACAAGACATAGCAACTAAAACAGATCGTTATTCTGTTTATCGTATCGAATATCGTTACGAGGAAGATGAAAATTCACCTCAATTTGATCCTAGTGGTGCAAATCCAATTATGGTACTTAACAAAGTTAAAGAAGTTCCTAACTTGAAAAAAGTACATGTACAATACGGCACAAAATATAACAATCAATATTTTTGGAAAACAGCAGAAGGATTCTTTGAAGAACAACCACACATTACAGCAATCAGCAATACTTTATACTATCAAGATCAAAATGATGAAAATAGATTTGGTATTATTCGAGTAGTTGATGCTGTTGATCAATTAACTTTAAACATACAAGATGATATCATAGGCGCTAAAGAATATACATCACCAACAGGTGTTAAATTTACCAATGGATTAAAAGTACAATTCCGTGGCGGAACACTACCTGAAAGTTATCAAGATAAAGAATACTATGTTGAAGGTGTTGGTACTGCAATTAAATTACTAGCAGTGGAAGATTTTAAAACACCTGAAGACTATACAATTTCAGACAGCGAACCATTTGATGTTAAGGGATATGACGAAGCACCGTGGGACTCAAGTTTAAATGCTCCGGTCAATAAAGATTACTTTACTATCAACAGAGCCTCTGAAGATAAAAATCCATGGACACGCAGTAATCGTTGGTTCCATGTTTCAGTTATTAAAGCAAGTGCAGAGTATAACAAAACAGTTGCTAACTTAGATCAAACAGCACGTGCTAAACGTCCTATCTTAGAATTTAATGACGGTCTTCGTTTATATAACTTTGGTACTGAAGGCAAACGTGCAATTGATATTATCGATCTTAAACAAAAAGACGCACTGAGTAATGTAGCAGGCAAAATAGGGTACAATATTGACAACTTTGGTTTATATGATGGTGCCAGAATTATTTTTGCCGCTGACTTAGATCCTGTGGTACGTAATAAGATTTATGAAGTTAAACTAGTTGATCCTATAGGCATAACAGAAGATCCAGAACAAACAAGTGAAAAAATTATTCAGCTAGTTGAAGCAGATGATGCAGAAGTAAATGCTGATCAAGTTGTTTACTTACAGAGTGGTACAACTTTAAAAGGCAAGAGCTACAGATATACAGGGACAGAGTGGTTAGAAACACAGCAAAAAACAAAAATTAATCAACAACCATTGTTTGATATATTTGATGCTGACGGATATTCGATTAGTAACACTGCTGTTTATCCATCAACAAACTTTAGAGGAACTAAACTATTTTCATACAAAGAAGGTACAGGACCAATTGATCAAGAAGTTGGGTTAAGATTAAGCTACTTAAATATCAACAATGTTGGTGATATTGTATTTGACAACAACTTATACAGTGACACTTTTGTTTACACGATTAATAATGTGTCAACAACAACTGATGTTGGTACCGGATTTGTTAGAAAATACAGAGATAGAACAAATTACAATCTTAGAACTGGTTGGGTTAAGAGCTCCGAAACAACACGACAAGCACAGATATTCACATTTACAGACACAGCAACATGTATATGTGATATTAGACACAACAATGGTGACAATGCTGTGGTTGTTTATGCCGATAATCAGTTTGTGTTACCTAGCGATTATACTGTTACTAGAACAGCAACATCAACTACAGTTACATTTAACGAAACAAAAGAACTAGTACACATTCATGTTATCAGTGATCAAAAGAGTGATATTGCATATTATGAAATGCCTGCAAATCTTAGTGATAATTCTGTTAACGATTCGTTCCCTACAGTTACATTAGGTACAATTAGAAATCATTTTGTTGGACTTGGTCAAAGTCATCCTGACCTTGTTGGTACAGTACTAGGCGAAAATAATTTAAGAGATCTGGGCGACGTCGCAACATACGGAAGACAAATTGTTGAACAGTCGGCACCGATGCAGTTTACAGCAACATTTGCAAAAGATTCAAACATCAACTTCTTTGATTCAGTTGAATATGCATCAAACGAATACGAAAAATTTAAAAATAGATTAATTGATGCCTTAACAAAAAATGATTATCAAGGTACAGCCGCTGAAAGATTAGATCAAGCATTTCAGAGTCTGAATAGAGGACGTAATCCAGATATGCCATTTTACTGGGCAGATACAATACCATGCGGTGAAGTCTATGAAGAAACTAAAATAACAATCACACCAATTGATGATAATGTATTTGACTTGTTATACACATATGACTTTACAAAAGCAAACTATCAAGGTCTGGTAGTTTACTTAAATGATGAACAATTATTAATCAACACAGACTACACAGTGGCAACAGATGGACCTAGACTAACAATTAGTAAAACACTGACTGTGGGTGACGTTGTTAAGATTAGAGAATACGAATCAACTCAAGGAAGTTTTGTTCCGCCTACACCAACTAAATTAGGATTGTTTGATAGATTTAAACCTGAGTTCTTTACAGACGATTCATATACAACATCGCAGACAATCTTACAAGGCCATGATGGTTCTAGAATGATTGCGTTTGGTGATAACCGTGATGAAGTGTTATTAGAATTTGAACGTAGAATCTACAACAACATCAAAGTTCCACTAGACAGTAAAATACCTCTACGTTGGTATGATGTTATTCCAGGTAAGTTTAGAACTACAGACTACACTGATGCTGAAGTTACAGAGCTAATGGGAGAAAGTTTCTTGTCATGGGTAGCATGGAACAAGTTAGACTACAAAGAACAAGAGTACGATAAAGACAATAAGAAAACTTGGAACTACTCAACAGCAACGGACAGAGTAGACGGTGAACTACTTAAAGGTGGCTGGAGAGGCAACCTATATAAATTCTACGACACAGATGTTCCTCATTTGCGTCCTTGGGAAATGTTTGGCTTCTCAGAAGAACCAACATGGTGGCAACGTCAATATGGTCCAGCACCATACACAGGCGATAACCTAGTATTATGGGACGACATGGCCAATGGTGTTGTAGCACATCCGGATGGTGACTATGTCATTGAAGAATTTAAACGCCCAGGCTTACAATCAATTATTCCAACAGGCGATGAAGGACAATTAGAAGCAAGTTTTGATGTATTAGTTAATAATTACGATTTGAAAAGTACAGAAAAATCATGGCAAGTAGGTGACATGGGACCTACAGAAACTGCGTGGAGACGTAGTTCAGCATATCCATTTGCTGTTATGAAACTACTAGCAAAAACTAAACCTGCACAGTTCTTTAGCCTAATGGCAGACAGAGATAGATACAAATACTCAACAGAGTTAGATCAATATGTTTATGATTCAAGATATAGATTAACTTCAAACAATATTGAAATATATGGTCAAGGCACTATCAAACACTCATACATTAACTGGTGTGTTGACTTTGCACGTAGACAAGGTATTGCTGACAAACAAGCAATCGTTGATACTTTCCGTAATACAAAAATACAATTAGTTTATAGAGCAGGCGGCTTTACAGACAAACAATACTTAAAAGTGTTTACTGAAAAAACATCACCTAACTCATTGAACTCTAGCTTATTATTACCAGACGAAAGTTATGAAGTATTATTATACAATAATGAACCTTTTGATGAAGTAACTTATAGTTCAGTTATCGTGCAAAAAGTTGCAGGTGGCTATGCAGTCTACGGCAACTCAAAAGAACAGTTATACTTTAGAATATTCCAATCAATACCAAACGGTAACTACAAAAATGTTCAAGTAGGTAATGACACTGTTAGAATGAGCTTAGACTTTTCTAACAAAGAAGTACTAATACCATATGGTTATACATTTACTAACAAAGGTGCATTAGTTGACTTCTTAGTAAGTTACGGACAATGGCTAGAATCAAAAGGCTTTATATTTGAAGACAAAGAAAATGATTATATTTTAAATTGGGGGCAAATGGTCAACGAGTTCCTGTACTGGAATCAACAAGGATGGCAAGAAGGTGCGATAGTTAATTTAAATCCTGCGGCCAACGAACTTAAAATATCAAAACCGGGTGCAGTAGCAACACCTATTCTAGGTAGACGTGCTGATGAGTTTGTATTGAACCAAAATCTTCAACCTATACATAAAGATAATTTAGTATGGCATAGACTTGACAATGATCTGATTATTAAAACATCTGAAGATGATTCAATTAATTACATTAAAGTTAAGTTCACAAGCTACGAACATGCACTAGTATTTGATAATACATCAATCTTCAATGACTTAATGTATGATCCAGCAACTGGTGCAAGACAACACCGATTAAGATTAGTAGGAACTGTGTCAGATAACTGGGACGGAACAGTTAACGCTCCTGGCTTTATTATGAATCAACCTAACGTTGAAGTCTGGCAAGATAATACAGAGTATTCAAAAGGAGACATTGTTAAGTATAAAAACAAATATTACTCTGCACGTACACGAATTAATCCCGCCGAACTATTTGACTTTGCAGATTGGACAGAAACAGAATACGAATCAATCAAAACTGGTCTGATTCCAAACATAGCATTAAAAGCACAACAAAGTGAAGACTATTATGATTTATCGGCGGCTAACTTAGAATCAGATGCTGATTTATTAGGCTTTGGGTTAATTGGCTTCCGCCCAAGAGATTATATGCAAGGACTTACACTAGATGATGTGAGTCAGACAAATGTTTACAAAAACTTTATTGGTAATAAAGGTAGTAAACAAGCAACGGATTTATTTAAATCTGCTAAACTTGATAAAGAACTAGCAGACTATAACATATTTGAAAACTGGGCTGTGCGTTCAGGCTTATATGGTGCTACATCTAACAGAAGTTATGTCGAAGCACAATTAATCAGCGACAAACTAACAGGTAACCCAGCAACACTTAAGATCACAAACGAAACAAACGGATCTACAGTTAACCAGACAGTAAGAGTAGATGACATTTATAAGTCAAGCTATAAAGTAAACAATGGTAATATATTACCAACTGTTGACTATCAGAATGTTGAAAACTCACTACCATCAGCAGGATTTGTAAATGTTGAAGATGTTGATATCAAAGTTTATGAACTAGCAGATCTAACAGCAATTGAAGAAAATATTAACAAAATTACTGAAGGCACTAAGATTTGGGTAGCAAAAGATAACAACTATTCTTGGAATGTTTATAGATCAACACTGCTACGTAATGAACCTATTAGAATAGTTGATAACCTAGACGAAACATCAACAGTAACATTTAACGGTCATCATACATTAGTAAAAGATGATATTGTTGTGTTTAGATTCTTTGATAGATTAACAGGCGCATTTAGAGTTAAGTCGACACCACAGTTAAATAAAATTGTAATTGACTTATCATTGCCTGATGAAATAACAGCACTTGACGATCTTGGCGTAGCGTTTGTATTACAGTCGAGCAAAGTTACACAAGGTAGCGATATTGCAGACTTATCATACATTCATTCAGTTGACACAGGTGAAAAGATCTGGGTAGACGGCACACGCTGGAAAGTGCTAGAGAAATTTAATCCGTTTAACGATAGAAACAATACCTGGAGTAAAACACTTAAAGCACCTCAAGCAGATTCAAACTTTGGTCAAGTTGTATCACAAACACCAGATGGGCTAACAAGTTTAATTGGTGCACCAGGTTGGGAAAGTGGTAGAGGTAGTGTTTATGTATTTGGTCAAATTGGTACTGGAGATATTCAGGAAGGCACACAATTACATCTAGGCAAAACTTCTAGTGTAATTGAAAAAGAAATTTTAGAATACGGTAGTGCAATTGATTCAGCCGATGGCGGCTGGAGCATTGTAGGTGCACCAGGATCTAAAGATGACGAAGGACTCGCAGTAGTCATTGACCAAACAACTAGTGGCGTTATTCGTGAATCACAATTTTTAACAGTACCAGGTAACGAATCCGGTGATTCAACAACTAGCCGATTTAGTCAAGCAGTTGCAATTAGTCCTAATTCAAAATGGATTTATGTAGGTGCACCAGGTAACGAAAAAGTCTACACATATCAACGTAGAGATTATGAACAGCAAGAATATGAATTCTTAGGAGACGGGTCAACGATAGTATTTAATATTGATGAATACATTACTGTAGACGACGAAACACAGGTTGCTGTTAACATCGATAATATTATTCAAGTACCAGTAACTGACTTTACAGTGTCTGGTAGCCAGATTACATTTACAGAAGCACCTAAGGATGGAGCCAGAGTTGAAATGGTACGCAAGTATACCTGGCAAGAAGAAGGTGATGGTGTAACTACAACATATGATATTAGCTCAATTTATCATGCTACATCAATTGACAAATTTAGAGTATTGATTGATGAAGAATTATTAAGACCTAACTATGATTATACATTCAACGAGTTAACACAAGAAATTACATTTACACTAACAAACAAATCCGGTGCAAGTATTGCGCCTCCAGCTAATTTATTAATACAGGTATTTGCAGAGTCATATTATGAATATGTTAACTCTATTAGTAATCCTGGTGTGTTAGGGAATGGATTTGGATCAAGTTTAGCCACAACAAGAGATGGCAGACAACTAATCATTGGTGCTCCTAAGGGCGAAGGAATTGACTCAAGTGACAACGTAGGCAGAGTGTTTGTGTACGACAGAGACACAGAGCGTTTCCAAGTTAAAGATAATACAACACTAGCATTCACAACTACAAAAGACATACAAGGTCAACCAACAGTATTAATTAATGATCAAGTACAAGTCAATGATGACGATTACTTGTATGCAGGAACATATACGGTTGCAGGTAATACAGTAACAATAGATGATGCCTCAGTTGATCTAGGTGACATTGTTGAAGTTGAAACTAACAACTTTGTATTAGCAGGTGAGTTACATCAAGAAGAAGCTATGGAAAACTCACAGTTTGGTTATGCAGTAAGAGTATGTCCAACTAACTGTTCAATGTATGTAGGTGCTCCGCAAGATAGCAAAACTGCTGACTCAGCAGGATCAGTAACACGCTTTGTTAACAGATCAAGATTATATGGATCAACAATGGGTTCAACAGCAAACCCAACTATTACAGTAGGTGATGCACTAAGAATTAACAACTATTATGTTAGAGCAACAGGTACAACAGTAGAAAGTTATGTAGATGATATTAATAATGCTGGCCTTCCAAACGTTAAAGCAAGTGTTGTTGATGGCAAAATTAAAATTGAGTTGATCAATGTAAACGCGGCACCTGCGGCTAACAAATTGTTTATCTATCCAGGCACTGGAGTAATACATGAAGATCTTGGTATAGATATATTCCCAAGAATGCAAACAATTCATAATCCATATCCAATTGTTAATGCAAGATTTGGACATAGTTTAGATATTTCGAGTGATGCGTTAAGTATTATCATTGGGTCACCTAATGGTGCTACCAATTTAGAAGTCACACTAGATGCAAGTACAACATTAATTGATGCAGGTGCTACTAAAATTAAAGATATACAAACACAAAGTGGTGCTGTTTATACATACGACTATTTGGAAAGTGATGTAGACACTTATTCTAATCCAGGTAAGTTTGTATTTGGGCAACAGATTACAGACAGTTTAGTACATCCACTTAGTGAGTTTGGTACCAGTGTTGATTACTGTAATGCTAAACTACTAATTGGTTCACCTAAACACCTAACTAACGATAATGTTAACGGCAGAATTGTTAGATTTAATAACGAAACATTTACACCAGTATGGCAAGAAGTTGAAAAAGAAACTGATGTAGTTAACACTGAATTAATCAACTCAGCATTTATATACAATAAAACAACTGAAAAAGTCTTAACTTACTTAGATTATATTGATCCTCTACAAGGAAAAATATTAGGTGCGGCCCAACAAAACATTGACCTAACTATACCAAATGATCCAGCAAACTATAACAATGGTACTGAAAATAACTTTGGCATGGCCTGGGGTAACGAACACTTAGGCACAGTATGGTGGGACGTTTCTACTGCTAAGTTTATTAACTACAATCAATCAACAGCAGACTATCGTGCTAAACGTATAGGTAACTTATTCCCTGGTTCAAGTATCGACATTTATCAATGGATATCAAGTGATGTACCGCCAAGCGAGTACGAAGGTGAAGGTACAGTTTATTCAACAGAATCATTCTCGACACTTAGTGATGTCAGACAAGGTGGCGAAGTTGTAGTCAAGTACTATTATTGGGTCAAAGGGCTAACATCAGTTGATAGAAATTCTGGCAAAACTCTAAGTCCATTAACAATACAGCAATATATTGAAACACCTAAGTCAAGTGGGATTCCTTATATAGCAATGGTTGACACAGGTACATTTGCATTATTTAATAGCCAAGGTTATGTATTAGATACTGACTCGGTATTACATATTGAATTTGATAAAATTAAAACAGATAACAATGTTCACATTGAATTTGAATTAATTAGAGATAATGATCCAACGCAGTTCTTAAGTGATGGTTTATATCGTAAGTTCCTAGATTCATTCTGTGGCACAGATACTGCAGGTAACAAAGTTCCTGACTCTAATCTATCAATAACAGATAGGCGTGGTGTAGAATTCCGTCCAAGACAAACAATGTTTGTTGATAGATTTAAAGCCTTAGAGAATTATATTACAGCAACAAATAGAATACTTAAACAAATACCAGTAACTGAAATTAGATCATATCCTTTACTTGAAAGCAAAGAAGAGATTCCTGGTAAGCCAACAGGTGCATGGGATATTGAGTTAAATGATATTGCTGAATTGAGCTATCAAACAATTAATATTGATCCAATTGGACGTAAGTATCTTGTTAAATCAGACGAGAATAATAGTGGTCTTTGGACTATCTATACATTACAGTCGAATAGAACATTATTATTAACACGTGTACAAAATTATAAAACAACACGCTATTGGGATTTAGTTGATTGGTACGCAGAAGATTATAACATTTTAGATAAACCAAGTAAAGAAGTTAATCAATATGCAGACTTAGGCACATTAACAGATGCAATTTTAGGCACAGTTGTTAAAGTACGTTCAAACGCACAGAATAAATTTGAAATTTACAGATTAACTAATGCAGGATGGGAGCGTGTTGGTCTAGAAAAAGGTACAATACAGATTAAAAAGAGTGTGTATGATTACGATCAAGAACGCAACGGATTTGACAACGAAGTGTTTGATGCTCAATACTTTGACCAAGAAGCAGTTATTGAATTAAGACAAATTATTAAATCATTAAATGAAGAAATATTTGTTGATGATCTAGCAAAACATAGAATTGATTTAATTACATTAATGTTTAACTATGTTTTAAGTGAACAAAAATCAACTGACTGGTTAGTAAAAACAAGTTTAATTGATGTTCAGCATAATCTGCGTGAACTTAAACAGTTTGATATATTAAGACGTGATAATCAAGACTTCCTACAACAATACATTAAAGAAGTTAAGCCATATAGAACACAGATCAAAGAATTTAATCTAGTGTATAAAGGCGATGATGTGTATTCAGGTGATGCAACTGACTTTGATTTACCTGCTGAATTTAATACAACATTAAACAAGTACATATCTCCAAGACATGTATTAGATCAAGAAGACATTACAGGCGAAGGTGTTTATCAGCTAGACAATGTAATTTGGTCTACTGGCAAATATTCAATGTGGAGACAAAACTTTGCACTATCAATTGAAAGTGTAACAGTGATTGAAGGAGGTAGTGGTTATACAGAACCTCCAGAATTAATCATCACAGGTGAGTGCGATATACCTGCTGAAATGACAGCAAAGGTTTCTACGGCAGGTGAAGTAATTGCTGTAGTTGTTGATTATCCAGGTGCAGGATATACGTCAACCCCAGTTATTACACTCAAAGGTGGTAACGGTGAAGGAGCCAAATTAGTTGCTGTTACCGCGCCTGGTGATGTAAGAAGTTATAAAACAACAATCAAGTTTGACCGATATCAACATTCAACTAACGTAGTTGATTGGACAGCCGAAACAGCGTATGATCAAGATCAACTAGTACGTTTCAATAATAAAGTTTATAAGGTAACCTGGGGTGATGGGTCAACACTAACAAAAGCAACATTCGATCCATTGGACTATGAATTAGTTGATGTTACAGATTTATCAGGTGTAGATCGTACAATGGGCTTATACCAGCCAGGCGCTAACTATCCTGGATTAGACTTATCATTATTAGTGTACGGTACTGAGTATCCTGGTGTTAATATGATTGGTCCGGACTTTAGTTCTAACACAGGCTATGATGTAGGTAACTTTGATACTAATCCGTGGGACAACATTGACTTTGACGAAAATGGTAAACCAAGTTATTCAGAAACTATTCTTGATGCCAAATACCAAGGCGGTGATTACTCAGGATCAGCAACAACGCAATATGATGTAGTAACTGAAACTAAAGTGTTTGATTTAACAGTTTCACAGCCAGACGCGGCTCATATGAATGATAACTTTGAACAAGATGATCCGTGGCTATGGTCATGGGATTCAGATTTTTATAGACCAACAGGCGGAACACTTGAACAAGACCCTAACATTACTCTACAGCGAGGATCAACATATAAATTTAGAAACTTCTCATATGGTCATAGTTTATTCATTAAGACACAAGCACTTAGTGAGGAAGAATTTTTAGCAGGCAATACAGATTTATACAAGCTAGGTGAAGATGACGGCGTTATTAACAACGGTGCTAAAAGAGCAACAGTTGAAGATAAAACACCAGTTACTGTTACCTGGACTGTTCCTTTAGACTATCCGCACGATACTGTTGTGATTCAACACAGCCAATATGGTATGGAAGACACTCTTAAAATAGCAGGCGAGATTATTACTAATGATACATCAAGACCAACAGACATTGATGTTGTTGGTGGCGCCTTTGTTGATAGTTACAATAGTCATGCTCCGCAAGAATTAGTACCAGGTGCAGTATTTGATACACTTAATATTCAAGTTACTACAAGACCAGGTGAGGACTACACAAACCAAGGCTGGTCAGGACAGAGTCAAACTAAGTTTGTTGAATTCAATGGCACAGACAGAACAATCAGTTTTGATGGATTAATTGATGTACCGTTTGCTGTATTAGCATACGAAGTATCAACTGGTAAACAACTAGTGTTTGAATATGGTGATACACCAGTTGACACAGTTGACTACACAATCGATTGGAACGCTAAAACAATTACACTAACAGATGGAAGATTCTCAACAGGTGATATCATTGGTGTAACAGCACACGGTGTTGGTGGCGGTAATCAACTGTTAGTTGAAGACTATGTAGCAGGCGACTACCTAACAACAGACGGACATGCAGAAATCATTTTACCAGTAGATCATGAGCAAATTAAAAACTTAGAAGTTTTAGTCAATGGTGAAAAAATTACTAACTGGACACTAGAAACATATGAAACATATCATACTAAATTAGGTATTGGTAATAGAGACTTAACTGGTGACGGTGCTCCAGATGTAGACCAGGTTGTTAGCTCAGCAGTTGGCGGAGGCGTAGCAGATTCAGAATACAACAACGGTGCAATTAGTAATGTCACTGGTAATGGTAGTGACTTCTTCAAACGTGAAGTTACTGTTAACGGTGTAAGAATTATGGCGGCTGGCACAGTGGGCGGACAAACAGCAGTTCCAGATGCGTTTACAGAAAAAGTTGCACGTATGTTTGAACTATTTACAGATCCAAATGGCTCAGGCATTAATGAAGAATATCAAAGAAACTTAATTAAAACACTGAGTGGTGATGCAGGAACTTATCACGAAGGCTTACCGACTATACAAAGAGTAGCAAGAGGTGCAGGAGCAGATTACTCTCCAAACTTCTTAACTGACGAAGGTGTTGCTAGTTGGAATTTAACAGACTTGTTTGATAATACCGTTCAAAACGATATGGTTTGGTATTTGAACTCAACTGGTGATGGGTATGGCGACGGTGATACAGACGCACAAGAAGTTATTGAACACGTATTCCACACACTACACATGCACGGGTTACCTGCAGACGATATAAAACTATATCAGTTCTTAGCCGCTGACTGGCAGACAGGTGATTTGTATGCCGCAATGGAAGAAGCATACGATGCCGGCAAGTGGGAT